CCCGTAAACTAGGGTTTAAGGAAGTGCCGACTATAGAACTGGCAGACCTGACCGACACCCAACGCAAGGCATACATCATTGCAGACAACCGCTTGGCGTTAAATGCAGGGTGGGACAATGAAATGCTAACCATTGAGTTGAATGACTTGCTGGCAGACGGTTTTGCGCTCGAGATGTTAGGCTTTGACCCAAAAGAACTAAATGCGCTGCTCGAGCCAGAAGTAATCCAAGGGCTAACGGACGAGGATGCCGTGCCGGATGTGCCGGAGGAGCCAAAGACTAAGTTGGGTGACATTTACCAGTTGGGCAATCACCGGCTTATGTGTGGGGACTCGACTAGCATTGATGCGGTTGAGACGTTAATGGATGGGCAGAAAGCCAATATGGTGTTTACCGACCCGCCTTATGGCGTTGAATACCAATCAAACCGCAGAACAAAATCAGCCAAATTTAATGTATTGGCAAACGATGATAAATTTTTGGACATCGCGCCCATCATTGAAGTATTTTCATCAGGATGGATGTTTGTTTGGACAAGTTGGAAAGTACAAAATACTTGGATTGACCAATTTGAATCATTTGGCTATCCCAATAACATTGTTATTTGGCACAAGCCTGGAGGTGGTATAGGAGATCTTAAAAAAACATTTATCAGCGATTACGAAGTTGCATTGGTTTGGAATCGTGGTGCTGAATTACAGGGTAAACGAATCGGGTCTGTTTGGAAGATCAACAAAGATAGTTCAATAAAATATGTTCACCCAACCCAAAAGCCAGTAGCATTGGCAGAAGAGGCGTTGGATAAAACGACACAATCAAAAGAGATTGTCTTGGATTTGTTTGGTGGAAGCGGTAGCACACTAATTGCTTGTGAAAAACAAAACCGCCATGCCAGACTTATGGAACTAGACCCTAAATATTGCGATGTGATTGTAAAGCGATGGGAAGATTTCACGGGTAAAACTGCCGTTTTATTGACAGAATTGGCAGAATCTGCTTAAATTTAACCGAGTTCCCCTCTAAAAAATGCCAATAATTGCTCAAGAGGCGCATACGCCAACCGATGAAACCCGCCGTCTGGTTGAATCCAGCAGCGGATTAGGCTTGCCGCACGAGTCAATTGGCGTATTGGTTGGCATAGACGATAAGACCTTGCGTAAGTATTACCGGCACGAATTGGACATGGGTAAGGCTAAAGCCAACGGGCAAATAGCCAAAACGCTTTATTCCAAAGCCGTAGCTGGCGATACAACTAGCCTTATTTGGTGGACAAAATCACAAATGCGTTGGTCTGAAACCGTCAGAAATGAAGTAACCGGCGCTGATGGTGAACCTCTACAAGGCATCCAAGTCACCTTTGTAAAGCCCAATGAGTGATGTCCAGGCCGCAATAGCCAATGCAGAATTTCCCGTAAAGCTGGAAGGTCTGTTTAAGAAAAGCCGTTACAAAGTTCTTTACGGCGGTAGGGGCGGGGCAAAGTCTTGGGGCATAGCTAGGGCATTGCTTATTCTTGGTGCTAAAAAGCCATTGCGTATTCTTTGTGCGCGGGAGTTTATGACATCAATGCGGGATTCTGTGCATAAGCTGCTGTGCGACCAAATCGAGGCGCTTGGATTGCTTGGCTTCTATGAGATTACCCAAGCAAGCATTCGGGGCAAGAACGGGACGGAATTTGCCTTTGCCGGTCTAAAGAACAACATTGCCAACATCAAATCCTATGAAGGCGTAGACATTTGTTGGGTGGAAGAAGCCCAAACGGTTAGCCGGTTGTCTTGGAACGTGTTAATCCCTACCATCCGTAAGGAAGCAAGCGAAATATGGGTTTCGTTTAATCCCGAACTAGAAACGGACGAAACCTATCAACGTTTTGTTGCCAAGCCGCCCGAAGATTGCATCCAAATCAAGGTTAATTGGTCGGACAACCCTTGGTTTCCCGAAACCCTACGGTTGGAAAAGGATGCGCTAAAAGAACGGGATGAAGAAGCCTACAACCAAGTTTGGGAAGGTTTGTGCCGCCAAACGGTGGACGGGGCTATCTTTGCCAAGGAAATGCAGCAAGCAGAAAAGGACGGGCGCATTACCCGTGTAGCCTATGACGCTACCAAGCCGGTTCATGCGGTGTTTGACTTGGGTTGGTCGGATAGCACGGCAATATGGTTTTTGCAGTTTGTGGGCATGGAAACCCGCCTAATCCGGTACATCGAGGACAATCAAAAGACGATTTCCTACTATATGGCGACCATGCAAACCTTTGGTTACGTTTACGACACCATCTGGCTACCGCATGATGCCGAAAATAAAACCCTGGCGGCGGCGGGCCGCAGCATCAACGACATTGTGCGGACGGCTGGGTACAAGACCAATATCTTGCCCAAAGTGCCGATTGTGGATTCCATTAACGCCGCTAGGACGATATTCCCATCCTGCTGGTTTGACCGAGAACACGCCGCCGATGGGATTACTTGCCTACGGCACTACCGGTACGAAGTTGACCCCGATACGGGCCAATTTAGCCGAAATCCGCTTCACGACCACTATTCCCACGGCGCGGACGCTTTCCGTTATATTGCGCTTATGATTAAAGAACCCGTCAAGCGTAAGAAACAAGCCCTAACCGCCACGGTTGGCAATTGGATGGGTTAGTGGGATAATTGAAAAAAAGGGCTAACTATGGCTGACTATCAAGCACAAAATTCAAAAGGCGATGGACGCATTAACGATGCCATTAAGTTTTGGCGGCTAGTTAATGAAGCGGATTCGACCAACCGCGCCGAAGCGTTGCAGGACGTAAAGTTTGCAGCCGGTGACCAATGGCCCGTGGAAATCCAAAATAGCCGTAACGTTGAAGCCCGTCCGTGCCTGACTATTAACAAGATTGATGCGTACATCCGGCAAGTGACGAACCAGCAGCGCCAGCAGCGCCCACGCATCAAGGTTCATGCGGTCAACAACCTAGCCGATTACAAGGTTGCCCAAACCATTGAAGGCATTTGCCGCCATATCGAAGTTAATTCCAACGCCGACACCGCCTACGACACCGCCTTTGATTACGCCGTGCGTATGGGTTGGGGCTATTGGCGTGTCAATACCCGATACACAAGTGAAGATTCTTTCGACCAAGAAATCTACATTGACACCATTGACAATCCCTTTACCGTTTACTTTGACCCTAATTCCGTATTGCCCGATGGGTCGGATGCCGAAAGATGCCTAATCACTACGGTGATGGATAAGAAGGTATTCCGCGAACATTACCCTAATGCGGACGATGGCGCTAACTTCCAACAACGGTCAACCGGCGATGACACCGCTAGTTGGATCACTAAGGAAGATATACGCATTGCCGAGTTTTTCTACATTGAACGGGAAAAGGCTAGGCTTTACCTTTTAAGCGATGGTTCACGCCACTTTGCCGATTCGGAATCGTTCTTTGAACGGGTGGATGCGGCGGGGCTACAAGTCATTGATGAACGGGAATCGTTCCGCAAAGCCGTTAAATGGGTCAAGATGACCGCAATGGAAATCCTAGAAGAAAAGACTTGGGCGGGTAAATATATCCCCGTTGTGCCTTGCTATGGCGCACAAGTTATTGTGGACGATAAGCGTAAAAAATACGGCCTGGTGCGGTTTGCAAAAGACCCACAACGGATGTATAACTTTTGGCGCACATCCATGACGGAAAGCATTGCGCTTGCACCTAAAGCTAAATGGTTGCTTGCGGAAGGCCAGGACGAAGGGCATGAAAACGAATGGGCATTGGCTAACATTAAGTCAAGCCCCGTCCTACGTTATAAGCAAAAAGACATTGAAGGCGTACCGGCCCCCGTGCCTACACGGTTGCAACCCGAGCCGCCGCCAATGGGCATTATGGAGGCCGCAAACGCCATTTCGTCCGACTTGCAAATGGTCTTGGGCATCATGGATCCCAATCAGTTGCCAAGCGGAAACATTAGTGGTAAGGCATTGGCGGGACAACAAAACCAAGTTGACTTGTCTAACTTCCACTTTTACGACAACATGACCCGTTCCATCCGGCATACGGGCAAAATCATCTTGGACTTAGTGCCAAAGATTTACGATACCCAAAGGGTAATGCGGATTATTGGTGCGGATGGTCAACCAAGCATGGAAACCATTAACGAACGCAAAGTTGGTGACGATGGCATTGAAGCGGTGTTAAACGATGTTACGGTGGGCGAATATGACGTTGTAATGGATACCGGCCCTGGCTTCATGACCCGCCGCCAACAAGCCGTAGATGCCATGATGCCGCTAATGGCAAAGCCGGAATTGTTTAACGTTGCCGGTGACTTGGTGTTTAGGAACATGGATTTCCCTGGCGCGGACATAATTGCCGATCGCCTTGCCGCCATGAATCCGTTGTCCCAAATTGACGAAAAATCGGATATACCGCCGCAAGTGCAAATGCAATTGGCGCAAGCTAAGAAAACCGTCCAGGATATGCAAAACCAAATGGCGGCTATGCAATTGGCTATGAAACAACGTGCGGACATTGAAGGCGTTAAGCAAGAAGCCGAAACCAAGCGCGAACTTATGCGTCAAACCGCCAAGGCACATAACACGGAAACAATGGCTGAAGTTAAGGTTAACGACCAAAATACCCGCGCCATTACTAGCCAAAACAAGACCGAAATTGAGGCAATTGTTGATTTATTGTTGCACCGCATGGATACTAGCCGCTTGACTATGGAAATTGACCGTAGGAATGCCGAACAACAACAATATGCCCAATTTGCCGCCCAAGATATTGGTCAAGGGGCAAATCCATTAATTCAACAAATGCAACAAATGCCGCAACAAATGGCGCAATAAGTAATTTGTGGTATAAACCACACAACCTTACCCGTTAGGTAAACGGGGAAAATTCTTAGGATAAAACCTATGTCAGAAGTACAGGAAGCACCACAAGTGCAACCAAGGGTAGCCCAAACGGTGCTAACCAATGAAAACATGGCTGAATTCGCCGCCAAAAAGCTAGGTTTAGCTGCCCCAAGCGAGGCCGTAAAGACGGAACCGCAAGCGCAGAGTGAACCCGCAGATAGCGAGAATGAAGCGACAACGGTAGAGGATAGAAAACAGAATCCTAAATTGGAGAAAAGGTTTTCAAAGATGACCGAGCAACGGGAGGCGGCAAGGGCAGAAGCCCAAACCGAGCGCCTTGCAAGGCAAGAATTGGAAGCAAAGTTGCGGGATTATGAAGCCAAAGCAAAGCCTAGTGCCGAGCCAAAAGCCGATGAGGAACCGCAGCCAAATCAGTTTTCCGATATGTACGAATATGCGAAAGCATTAACGGATTATCGGGTTGACCAGCGGATGAATGAGGAAAAGCAAAAGGAAGTGCAAGCAAAGGTGCAAGCCGAACGCGACAAGGTAATTAATACTTGGGCGAAACGGGTTGAATCTGCGAAAAGCGAAATGCCGGATTTTGAGGATATGGTTGGGTCTGCCGATGTTGTTGTGAGCAACGAAGTGCGGGACGCAATCTTTGAATCGGAAGTTGGCCCACGCATCTTGTATCACTTAGCGGAGAATCCCGAAATCGCTGAAAAACTGCAAGGCATGACTTTGACACGCGCCTTGGCAACAATTGGGAAGTTGGAGGGTCAGTTTGAAAAGGCCGAACCTCAGACAAAGCCTACCGTTGGAAGAAGTAAAGCGCCAGCGCCGATTAATCCGATCAAAGCGTCAGCGAACGGGCCGGTTACAGAACTTGATGGAAATCGTCAATTTCACGGTAACTACCAAGCCTGGAAAGCTGCACGACTTGCCGGAAGAATCCGCTGACATCACAATTTTTTTTTAAGGAAATGAAATGAGCAATAATCTGCTTACCATCTCCATGATTACCAACGAAGCGTTGATGGTCTTGGAAAATGAGTTGACTTTCTCCTCTGAAGTCATGCGTAACTATGACGATCAATTCGCGGTTACTGGGGCCAAAATTGGAGCCACATTAAATGTACGCCGTCCTGGTCGTTTTATCGGCACTACCGGCCCTGCTTTGAACGTTGAAGATTTCAACGAAACAAGCACTCCCGTTACGTTGTCGACACAGTTCCACGTTGATACGCAATTCACCACGCAAGACTTGGCACTTAGCCTTGACGCATTTTCGGATCGCGTCTTGAAGCCCGCCGTTGCCGCCGTAGCCAATAAAATTGACTTTGACGGTACGACTATGGCTAAGCTAAACACCGCCAATATTGTCGGTACTGCTGGTACTCCCCCCACATCGTTGTTGACCTACCTTACCGCCCAAGCCTACTTGGACTCTGAAGGTGCGCCCCGCGATGGTCGCCGTTCATGCATTATCGAACCGTTTACCGGCGCGACAATCGTGGATAGCTTGAAGGGTTTGTTTGTACCCAATGACCGCATTGGAATGCAATATGCCAAGGGCATGATGGGCCGCGATTCCGCTGGCATGAACTGGAAGATGGATCAGAATATTTCTGCCCAAACTTTCGGCACATACACCGGAACGGCGACTATCAATACCAGCACGGACACCGGCATTTTGACTACTGGTTGGGCGCAAACTTCTGCCCTTACCCTGACAAAATCCGGCACGTTCACACCTAACGTTGGTGATACCTTCACCATTGCTAATGTGTACGCCGTGAACCCACAAAACCGTCAAGCCTATGGTAGCAACAAGCTGCGTAATTTCGTTGTGACCGCTATTAGCGGAAATGCCGTTACCGTTAGCCCCGCCGTTATCTCCGCTGGTCAGTTCCAAAACGTGTCCATCACAAGCCCTGGTGCTTCCGCTGTGACTCCGTTTAACCAAGCCGGTGCTGTTTCTCCGCAAAACATTGTTATGCATAAGAACGCATTCTGCCTGGCTACGGCTGATCTCGATTTGCCTGATGGGGTTGTCTTTGCGGGCCGTGCGTCCGATAAAGACTTGGGCCTCTCCATGCGTATCGTTAGGCAATATACAATCAACAATGACAGTATTCCTACTCGCGTAGATGTCTTGTATGGTTGGGCGCCTTTGTACGCTGAACTCGCTTGCCGAGTGGCTTCCTAATCAACCCCATAAAGAAAGGAAACTATCATGGCTAATCCAGGCGCAGCAACCACTGTAAGCAATCACCCGATTCAACTGTCAAGCAATCAAGCAATCCGCTTAATCGCATCGGCACAATCGGTTAACCTTAACTCCGTAGGCGATACTACTGCCCCGATCTTGGTCGCGGGTCGTGTAAGCGTTGCTTATGTAGTTTTGAGCAATGCAAGCACTAGCTTGACCACGGCGGCATTTGCGGTATATACCGCCCCTGCTGCTGGCGGTACGGCTGTCTTGTCCGCTACCACGCCAACCGGCGCAACCACGGCGGCTAAAGTTGTGAACACCGCTGCAAGTTCTACCGATGCAATCACCGGTTTGAACCTGTACGTTCGCAATACAACCGCCCAAGGCGCAGCGGCTACCGCCGATGTGTTTATCTACGGTTACGACCTGACCTTCCTGCCTTAAAACGGCATGAAACAACGGAAAAGGCCACTCCCAAAAGGGGTGGCTTTTTTCTTTTTAACGCATATAATTTGACGAACTGAAAGGGATTGTCATGTCCAACATAGCCTATATTGAAGCAACAACTTTGGTCAAAAGCGCACCGGCAAAGCTAAAAGGCATTTTTGTTAGTGCCGCATCTAGCACCCCAACAATCACGGTTTACGACACGCAAACATCCGGCACAACCGCCACGGTATTAGGTGTGTTTACCCCCGTAGCCGCTACAAACTACATTTTCTTTGATGGACTAAACACCGCCAATGGCCTTTATGTGGTTATTAGCGGTACGGTGAAATGCACCGTTTATTACGAATAAAGAATTATGTTTGCGGTGAGCAATAAAGGAATAGTATGACTCAACCGATTGACATTATTACCCGCGCAATGAAAGACATTGGCGCTGTTGCCGCCGGTGAAGTGCCAACTGCTGACGAAGCACAAGACGGTTTAGATATGCTCAACGATATGTTGGCGCAATGGTCTAATGAAAACATGATGGTTTTTTATCGGACGGAATTAATTTTTAAAACCGTCCAAAACACCGTTCAATACACTCTTGGCCCTGGCGGTTCGGTAGGCGCTACTTTTGTAGGTTCTATTTCCGGCAACACCTTGACCGTCACAAGCATTAGCTATGGTGGCATCACAATGGGCATGACCCTTTCCGGCACGGGCATTACGCCTGGAACAACTATTGTTGGATTTGAAACGGGCGCTGGCGGTAACGTTAACGAAGCGGGTACTTATACCGTTAGTGTTTTCCAAACGGTAGCAAGCACCACGGTTAGTGCCTATTACGAACGTCCACTAAGCATTGAATCGGCTTTTGTGCGGGTTGCAACTACGCAAGGCGGGTCTAACATTGCCGGTGGATATTTGGACTATCCCGTGGCAATTCTTAGCCTTGAAGAATACGAATCATTGGGGATTAAACAATTGAATGGCCCTTGGGCCAAGATGATTTACTATATGCCCGCCGAAACACTTGGCACGGTATATGTGTTTCCCAACCCATCACAAGGCGAATTGCATTTATTTACACAAACAATTTTTAGGCAATATCAAAGCATAAACGACACGATCAATTTGCCGCAAGGTTACAACATGGCGTTGCGTTGGTGTCTTGCCGAACGACTAATGCCCATGTTTGGTAAGTCTAGCCAAACTCAAATTGCGTTGATTACTAGCTATGCGGCACAAGCCAAGTCTACGATTAAACGCACCAATATGCGACCCGCGCAAGTTGCACGTTATCCCGATGCATTGATGATGGGCAAAGCCAAAGATGCCGGTTTTATTATGGATGGGGGCTTTAGATAATGCCTGATTTTGGTTTTGTTGGCGCTTCTTATGAAGCCCCATCTATTTATCAAGACGCACAAGAATGTATCAATTTCTTTTGCGAAATTGACCCTACGAAACAACCAGGTGCGCGGGGCGTTGTTGCTATGTATCCAACGCCAGGGTTGGTAAATATTGCCCAACTTAACGTAAATGAAGTGCGCGGTTTGCATACTTTGTCAAATGAAGATTACATGATTGCGGTATCGGGTTCAACTGTTTACAAGATTGATAAAACATACACCGCAACCGTAATTGGAACATTAGTAACCGGCGCGGGGCAAGTGTCCATATCGGACAATGTGACTAGCAATGGAATGACAGCGTATATTGTGGATGGCGTAAATCGTTATACATGGGTGGAATCCACAAACACGTTTACTACGTTGCCAAATAGCGATGGCCCGTGGCAAGGTGCAAACGTTGTTGATTCCGTGGACGGTTACAACATTTACAACCAGCCTGGAACGTTTAATTGGGCTTGTACCGACCTAAGTTCTAGTTTGTCAACACAAGCCCTTTATGGGTCTGCTAATGGCTTTCCCGACAACATTACGGGTTTAATTGTTGACCGCCGCCAAGTCTATGTGCTTAAAGACGTAACAACGGAAGTTTGGACGGACATTGGTAATGTGATTTCGGGGATTACAACGTTCCCATTTGCCCGTGTCCCTGGCACAACCGTCCAAGGCGGCTGTGGTGCAACATTTTCTGTGGCCCGTTTTGGAAGTTCTTTTGCTTTGGTTTGCAAGGACACTAGGGGCGATTCAACCATTGAAGCAATGGTTAATTACGATTACAAAAAGTTTTCTACCCATGCGGTTGAACAATCAATCACCAATTATGTGACTAGCGATGCAATAGCTTATACATACCAAATTGAAGGTCACGAAATGTATGTGGTGACTTTTCCTAGTGTTGGCGATTATGGATTGACTTGGGTTTACGATGGATCAACACAACAATGGCACAAATGGCTGTCTTGGGATTCTGATGCCGCCATTTACAAACGTCATCGGTCAAATTGCGGATGTTTTTTTAACAATGAATATATCGTAGGCGATTACGAAAACGGCAAAATATACATGATAAAAAATGATGTATATACAGAAGATGGCGCGGTAATTCGCCGTATGCGCCGTGCGCCACATTTGACAACGGATTTAGAACGCCAATATTTTGAATCTTTTCAAATTCAGTTTCAACCAGGCGTTGGGCTTAATACAGGTCAAGGCAAAGACCCACAAGCTATGTTGCGTTGGTCTAATGATGGCGGTAGCACTTGGTCAAATGAACATTGGGTAACTATTGGTCAAATAGGTCAATACGCTAACCGTGCGCTTTGGCGGCGTTTGGGGTGGTCGCGTGATAGGATTTTTGAAGTTGTAATAACCGATCCGGTTAAAGCCGTTATTGTGTCCGCTGAATTAAAAGCAAGCGTAGGTGAAAATTAATGGCAACAACGCCAAACACCAACATTAACATTCCGTATTCGGCGTTTCTTGACCCGACTACGGGACGGCCTTCACAGGCTTGGTTGCTTTGGTTAATGAGTCCGTCATTCATAAACGTAACACTTGGTAGTGCTTTGCCGGTCACATCTGGCGGAACGGGTTTAACGTCTATTCCAACAAATGGGCAATTGTTGATTGGTAACGGAACGGGATATACCCTTAACACACTAGGTTATGGCGCGGGAATATTGGTCACTAATGGTTCGGGAACAATTACGGTTGCCAATACCGGCGTTTTGTCTAACCTTGCGGGGTCGGGAATTTCCGTATCAAGCGCAACAGGTAATGTCACCATTGGCAATACGGGCGTTTTATCTATCGTTGCCGGTTCTGGCATATCGGCATCTAGCCCAACGGGTAATGTAACGCTTGCAAATACGGGCGTTTTAAGCTGGTCTGGCGGCACTACGGGGCTTACCCCCGCAACGGCTACCACGGGCGCGGTAACGCTTGCAGGAACGCTTGCAATTGCTAATGGCGGGACTAACGGCACGGCAACCCCTACGGCTTATGGCGTTGCTTATGGTACGGGTACGGCTTATGCATTTACGGCGGCGGGGTCGGCTAAACAAGTATTAATTGCAAATACAAGCGCCGCGCCTACCTGGTCAACCTTGACAAGCGGCACATCTATTCTTTATGGTGATGGGTCGGGCGGGTTTAGCAATGTAACCATAGGTTCGGGCGTTAGCTTTGTTGGTGGAACTTTATCGGCTACGGGTTCGGGCGGCACGGTTACATCTGTCACCGGCACAAGCCCCGTTGTATCTAGTGGCGGCATAACCCCCGCGATTAGCTTGGCAACGGCTTACGGTGATACCTTAAATCCTTACGCATCTAAGACCGCAAATACTATTTTGGCTGCCCCTAGCGGAAGCGCTGGCGTACCTACATTCCGTGCATTAACGACAACCGACATACCATCGTTGTCTTACGTTACTTCCGTGGCATTGGCGTTACCTTCAATAATGACGGTATCCGGTTCTCCGGTCACTTCAAGCGGTACGCTTACGGGTACTCTGACCACACAAGCCGTTAACTCCATTTTTGCTGGGCCAGCGTCAGGGGCTGCGGCTACCCCAACTTTCCGCGCTTTAACAACGGCTGACATTCCTGCGCTGGCGTATGGTTCAGTTACAAGCGTCAGTTTTACAGGTGGCATAGTGTCCGTGGCTACGCCAACTAGTACGCCAGCATTGACAGTAGCGGGAACTAGTGGCGGGGTTCCTTACTTTTCTAGCGGCACAACCTGGGCATCTTCGGCGGCGCTTGCCGCAAATGCTATTGTTCTTGGCGGGGGTGCTGGCGTTGCTCCAGCAACCACAACAACAGGTACAGGCGTTGTAACGGCGTTGGGGGTCAACACAGGTACGGCGGGTGCATTTGTCGTTAATGGCGGCGCGTTAGGTACACCTAGCAGCGGCACGGCTACCAACCTAACGGGCCTACCACTTTCAACAGGTGTTACAGGGACTTTGCCGGTGGCTAACGGCGGCACTGGCACTGCAACGGCATTTACGGCTGGCTCTGTAATATTTGCCGGAGCGTCGGGCGTGTATTCGCAAAATAACGCCTCTTTCTTTTGGGACAATACCAACGCAAGATTGGGAATTGGGTCGGCATCCCCATTCGTAAAACTATATGTTAACGCAAACCTTACAGCGGGGACTTCCAATAGTATTCGTTTATTAGATGACGGTGCGGCGGCTACTAGCACATCAAATAATAGTTATGGCTATGGGTTTAATGCTTCTACTGGAGAGTTATCATCTACTGCGGGTAATGGCGGCTTTCATAGTTGGTATACAGCTAATACAGAAAAAGTCCGTATCTCGTCCGGCGGTAGCTTGCTGGTGGGGACTTCAGCACAGATTCGTAGTGGTGTGCTATCCGTAAGTGGCATTATTAGCACAAACAACAACATAAATTGGGGGCCAGCAGGAAACGGAGAAATCTTTTCTGACGTAAATTGGGGTTGTATTTTTAAAGCTGACAGAGCGTCCCCAGCGGTAGCAGATTTTTTATGGCTTAATTCTGCTGGCACAGAACGTATGCGTATTAACACCAGCGGCATCGTTTCTATGTCAGCTTATGGTGCTGGTGCAGCGACATTTTCAGCCACTGGTGTTATATCTTCCGTTTCTGATGAAACATGGAAAATTAAAGATGGTGTTCCAATTGACCCCGATTCCATGCTTAAAAAGTTGGAACCAGGATATTGGTATTACAACAACGAGAAAAAAGAAATCTTTGGGACAGCTAGAGAACTAGGCTTTTACGCTCAAAACGTAAACGCTGCTATTGGCCCAGAGGCAGCGCCAACTCCAGAAGAAGGCAAGCCGTGGGGCTACTATGACCGTTCTGTTTTGGCGGTAACCGTTATGTCTTTGCAAAAAGCACTTGCGACTATTGAATCATTAACCGCCCGAATCACTGCATTGGAGACATCATGACAGTCACTTGGGCAATCCCACAACTTGACCGCCAAACTTCCGATGGCTTAGTCACCACTGCACATTGGCGTGTAGATGTTGTTGACGGTGAACACTCTGCTGGCGCTTACGGCACAGTAGGCTTTAAGCGTGGTAACACGTTTGTGCCTTACGATTCTTTAACTGAGGCTCAAGTCATTGCTTGGGTTAAAGACAAGTTAGAAGTGGCTGAAATTGAGAAAAGCCTTGCCGCACAAATTGAGGCAAAGAAAGCACCAACATCAACAACAGGAGTGCCTTGGTAAATTGCCGATTACGGCGATAATAGGCAAAAGTACGCAACACACCCGTAACGAAAGACACCCATGGCAACTTTAATTCCAAAATTTGACGTAAAGAACGGCGGGGCAACGCCCGCTGGTGCGATCAACAGGCCGCTTAACGAAAAACTTTCAGATGTTATTTCTGTTAAAGATTTTGGCGCAAAAGGTGACGGGTCAACAAATGACCAGCCAGCAATTCAAGCGGCTATCGCATACGCACAAACATTTTCTGTTAAAACCATATTTTTTCCTATTGGAAATTATTACGTAACTTCAGGGCTTGTGTTTACGTCTACTGTGGGGATTGATTGTGCAAGCGGCACTTTTATTACAGCTTCCGCAAATACATTTACAGTTGTAACTTTAGCGCCTGTAAATTATGCAAACACCATATTAAATATACCGTCTATTGTTGGTGGCTCTATTGGTTTGTATATCTATGGAACTTCGTTAGCACAAATATTTATAGCAAATATTGCTAACTCTACAAATGCTTTGGTTTTAGCTGTTGACAACACAAATAAAGTTTGCGCCGACAACACTATTAATTTCACCGCCATCAATGGAAATGCTGAAGCGGCTATTAAGTTTGCGTATAACGCTACAACTACTAGCGGTGTGTTAATGCAAGGAAACCAAATCAAAGGTAATTTTATTACTTCGTCAAAATATAGCGTTTATTTTTATGATGTAAACAATGGGAGCCTTGGCGCTAATCTTGCTTGGGATGATACTTGCGTCGATGTATTTGCAATTGACCCCGCAAATTTAGCTGGTTCAATTGGTTTTTATGCAAACTCAACTTTCCCCGCAGGAAGAACCTTTTTGTATGCAAAAGGTTTTTTTGACGCAATGGATGATGCGTATATTAAAGGCGCTTGTAGTAATAACCCAATATTTGTTATTTCTAATTCAGGGCAATGGGATTACACAAAATTTAAGCAAACAGGTGCGGCAAGAATTATTAACGCATCAAGTAAACAAGGTAATTTGCCTGGCGTTAACCCTATCCCAACAATGACAACAACGTATAACACGTTAGCTACGTTTAATAGCGGCGTGCCGTTGCAGTCAAATCGGACTATTTTGCAATTTACCATTGTCACACCTTTGGTATCGGGGGATGGATTGGGGTTTTATTTTTACCATATGCTAATGTCGCAATATAAACCCAAAGTAACCGCAGAGCCACTTTGGGAAGTGCCAATGTATGTTCAAGCGTGCTGCGAAGCCAGCACCCCAGGGTTGCCTGGCCCTGGTAGTGCTAACCCGTATCCATTTCAAGGCATTTTGGTAGTGCGGGCAACTGGCGCTGTTGCCGCAGGAACATACCAAATTGCTATCACCGTTGAAGATGTAACTCAATAAAGGAAAAATCATGTCAGACCAACCACCATTACAAGCGCCGATGACGCCCGAACAAGTTGCGGCGCAGCGCAAACCTTTGCATGACTTACTTAAGCAAAAAACAAGTGAAGTAGGGGGCTAATATGGCTGTCAATCTTTCGCCCGTTGGCGGTGCTGCCGCGCAATTTTTTGACAACAATGGTCAAGTGTTGACTGGCGGCAAACTTTACACATATGCTGCCGGTACTTCAACCCCAGCAGCTACTTACACTACTAATGCGGGAAATATTGCACATACAAATCCAATCATATTAAATTCCGCAGGGCGTGTGCCTACAAGTGGCGAAATTTGGTTAACTTCAGGAATTAATTTTAAATTTATACTGCAAGATCAAAATGGAAATCAAATTTTATCTGTTGATAATCTTACGGGCCTTGCTACTTCTGGTCAAGCCGGTAATGTAACTGCAACCCAAGGGCAAACCGTTGTAACGGTTCCGTTCACATACTTAGTCGGCCAAAATTCGTTAAGGGTTTTTGTCAATGGAAGCAAACAAATTGTTACTACAAACTACACCGAGACTTCGACTACCAGCATTACGTTTACTGGCGGGTTAAATGTAGGTGATTTAGTTGAATTTGTTCAATAATGTTTTATTAAATATTTAAAAAAAATAAATTGTGAACCACGCCGAAATATTTAAAGCCCATGAAGGGCAATTTGATGCCGATTTAGGTACAGAGCATCATTTTTCAGATGGTCTTTATGCCAAGCGGATGCGTATTCCCGCAGGATTTGTAGCGGGAACCCATGTTCACAATTACAGTCATTTAAGCATTCTTGCTAAAGGACGGGTCATTGTGCGGACGGATGATGGTGCAAAAGAATACACCGCACCGGCTTGTTTGGAAATAAAATCGGGCATTCTTCATACGATTGAAGCCTTGGAAAACTGTGAATGGTTTTGCATTCATGCAACTGAAGAAACCGATGCAACCAAAATTGACGAAGTTTTGATTCGAAAGGAAACATCATGCCAATAGCATGGGCTTTAGGCGGTAGCGCATTATTGGGCTTCTTAGGTTCGCAAAACCAAGCTAGTGCGGCAAGGTCTGCCGCCGATTTGCAAGCGCAAGCGGCACAAAGGGCGCAAGACCAGCAAATGCAGATGTTTACCACGTTGAACGAACAGCAAAAGCCGTATCGTGAAGCTGGCTACAGCGCATTAGGAAAAATTGGGGAAATGCTTCCGCAGTTTACCCGTATGCCTACGGAACAAGATTTGTTGTCTATTCCTGGCATTAAATTTGGACTTGAACAAGGGCTTGGTGCTACAAGTCAGGGAATGAATGTTTCTAGTCCAGGCTCCAACGTTGACATGGCTCGAACAAAGTTTGCAACCGATTACGGTATCAGCACGGCTTTACCGGCTTATCGTAATATGCAAACCGACATTTACAACCGTTTATCAAGTCTTGCCGGTATAGGTCAAACCGCACAAGGTTCGGCACAAGCGTTAGGAAGTCAAACCGCCGCAAACATTGGGCAACTTGGCATTGGTGGTGCAAGCGCACTTGGCGCGGGGCAAATTAATGCGGCTAACGCAATGGCTGGTGGTGCTGGAAACATTGGCAATGCTGGATTTTTGTATTCAATGTTAAATAAACCTTTAGCAACGGCAACGGCAACACCAACTACTAATAATCCGTATGTTTATGGGCAATCTAATGTTACTTAAAGGTTGAATATGGCTGATTTTTCTTTTCCCCAATTACCAGCAGTAACACCGCCCCCGCAAACTTCACTTGCGGACATGATGGGCATTGCCCGTGGAGCGCAAGCCTATCAGCAAGCCGAACAAATAAATCCTTTGGAATTGCAAGCTAAAGAATTGGCGCTTAGACAAGCACAACAAATTAATCCTTTGGCTTTGGAACAACAACAATCCGCAACGCAAACCGCCCAACAAGCCGCCGCGACCGGCGGCATTAATTTAAACATATTAAAACAAAAAGATTTAGAACGCCAAAATTTGCAAACGTTTTTTTCAGACCCTGGAAATTTTCAAACCGATGGTCGCATAGACATTAACAAAATCAATAAAGTTGTTCCTACGCTTGCGCCTTTAACCGGTTCCGATTACGTTAAAAATCTTAGCGATTTAAGCACGGCACAAACGGCAGCGGAAAAAGCATCAATGGGTTTGACGCAAGACGACCGCCAATTGGTTTCTTCCGCGCTTGGCATTGTTGGTCGCGCTGGTGTTCAAGACCCGCAAATCGTTATTAATGAAATGCGGATGCTAGTTGACCAAAATCCTAACAACAAACATTTAAAAAGTTTGGTTGAAAATGCTTATGTACCTATTTTTTCTAAGATGCAGCCAGGTGCGAACGTTGCGGATGCATCGATTAAAGCTAGTCAATCTATTTTGACACCAGTACAACAACAAACAACATTTGCTCCAACTACCGCCGTTACAACGGAAAACCGTGTAGTTACTACAACGCCTTCTGTTGGTGCTGGTGCGCCAAGTGTTTCTATCTCTACGGCTGGCGGTTTGCAAGGTGGTGCGCCTAGTGCTAATGCGCCCGTTCCTGCCGGTACGGAAGTCGCTCCTGGTATGCGTGTTCCTTATCCCGTGCGTAGTG